GGCTTTGCAAAAGGTCTTAATGATGTTATGACATCTAATCCTTTTGTTAGACCATTCTTTCTATTTGCTAGAACTGGTGTAAACGGATTAGCACTAACTGGTAAGCATACCCCCGGATTTAACTTTTTAGTAAAAGAGTTTAATGACATAGCTTTTGCTGGACCTAAAGATATACCTAATCTTAAAAAGTATGGTATTAACACAGTAGAAGAATTACAAAATGCTAAGGCACTACAAACAGGTAGATTAGCGATAGGCTCTGCTGTGACCTTTATGGGTATACAAGCATGGCAGTCAGGTAGACTTACTGGCGACGGTCCTACAGATAGACAGATGAGACAGGGTTGGATAGATGGCGGATTTTTACCCGGAACTATAGAAGTTGGTGGTGTTAGAGTTAACTACGAAGATATTGAACCCATTGGTCTAATACTTAGAACTATTGCTAACGTAGGTGACGCTAGTATACTTATGGGTGAAGAGTGGACAGAAAAAGAATTACAAAAGATTTCTCTTGTTATAGCTCAGGCTGTTACAGGTAAATCTTACTTAGCTGGACTACAGCAACTGGTTGATTTAACAGCTGGACGCCCCGGTCAGGCAGAACGTATACTTGCTAGTATTACAAACAACACTGTACCTCTTGCAGCTTTACGTAATGAAATGGGTAAGTTACTTAGTCCACATATGCGTGAAATCAACTCTGGTGTATTTCAGTCTTGGCAAAACCGTAACTTAGCTACTGAAATTTTACCCGGTATCGAAGGTTTACCTATCAAGTATGATATGCTAAACGGTCAACCACTCAGAAAACATGACTTTATGACTCGTGCATTTAATATGATTAGCCCTATACAGCTAAACATGGATCAGAGTGTAGGTCGACAGTTTTTATTTGACAGTGGTTACGATCTAAGAATCAGTACATTTTATGCACCTGATGGTACTAATCTAACTGACGACGCTGGTATACGATCTCAGTTTCAACAAGCTATAGGTCAGTATAATTTGGAAGCAAGGTTAGAAGAACTAGCTAGAGATCCAAAAGCTATTGCATCTATGAAATTAATGAGACAAGATATACGTGCCGGTAAACGTGCAGAGTATAATGCTAGAGACTACTATCACAACATTATGATAGATAGAATGTTTAAAGAAGTTAGAAGATTAGCTTGGAATGACATTAAGTATAGACAAGAAATACTAGCTCTAATTAGTGAGCAAAAACAGAAAAAACTAGAACAAGAATATAAAACTAGAGAATCAAACAACCTTCTTACAATGTATAAGTAATGGCAACAACTTTCGTAGACTACACAGGAGACGGAAACGCTACGAAGTCGTTTTCCTTTCCTTCCATAAAAGAAGCAGATGTTAAAGTGGATATAGATGGTGTAATTAAAACATCAGGTATCCACTATAATATAACTAGCTATACAACAACCGGTGGTGGTAACGTAGTATTCACTTCTGGTAATATACCAGCTAGCCCAGCTTCTATACGTATCTTTCGTGATACAGATGTAGATTCAGCTAAGGCTACATTCACAGCAGGGTCATCAGTTAAGGCAGGCGATCTTAACAACAACATGACACAGATTCTGTATGCTGCACAAGAAGAGCAGAATCAAACAATATTAGCATCTGATATAAAAGATGGTGTTATAACCAGTGCTAAAATAACAGATGGTACAATAGTTAACGCTGATGTAAATGCGTCAGCAGCTATTGCTGGTACTAAAGTAGCTCCAGATTTTGGTTCACAAAATATAGCTACAACTGGAACTATCAATAATTTAACAACAACAGAGTTAGCAATATTAGATGGTGCAACTGTTAGTACTGCTGAATTAAACAAATTAGATGGCGTTACATCATCAACATCAGAGCTAAACATCTTAGATGGTGTAACTGCATCTACAGCTGAAATAAACAAGTTAGATGGTGTTACCGCATCTACAGCTGAAATAAACAAATTAGATGGAGTAACTGCATCTACATCAGAATTAAATATTCTTGATGGCGTAACCGCTACAACTACAGAGTTAAACATTATCGACGGAGTTACTGCTACAACAGCAGAACTTAATTATGTCGATGGTGTAACTTCTAATGTACAAACACAACTTGATGCTAAACAACCATTAGATGCTGAACTAACAGAACTAGCTACAATGGCTAGCGGTACTGCTAGTGCTTTAGCTGACTTAACACAAGCTGAAGTAGAAACTTTAGATGGTGTTACCGCATCTACATCAGAGCTCAATTTATTAGACGGTAAGAGTATAGTTACAACTATTTCTGGAAGTGCTACAGATGTACAAATACCTTCAGCTCAAGCTGTAAACGAAAGAATAGTAGAGCTAGTAACTGAAGTAGGTGGTTTTGTACCAATAGCAAACGAAACAAGTTTTCCAACAACTAACCCAGACGTAAACGATGGTGCTGGAACTATAGTTAGTATTAAAGCTTTAGCAAGTAACTTAACTTCTAACGGAAGTGGAGTTGCAACTATCGCAAATGGAGCTGGATCTGGAAATACAGTAACCATCAATGGTATGGCTAATAATGATACCATTGAAGCTGGAAAAGGAATACTACTAGAAACAACTACAACTTTACATACATATACTTTTCATAGAGAAACTATAGACCCAGCTGGTGTTGCAAGTGCTGCTACTTTGGTTAGTGACTTTAACGACAGATATCAGATAAGTGGTAGTGCACCTTCATCTCATCCAGATGGTTCTGCATTACAAGACGGAGACCTATGGTTTGATACATCTACAAATATAATGAAGGTGTATGACTTAGGTAACACACAATATGATGCTGTTACTTCAGTTGGAGACTTTAAATTATTAACAGTAGTTCCTGATGGAGCTACATCTGGTAGTCCTACATTTGATGGTAATATTGTATCATACGATTTAAGAGATGGTAGTAATGCAGCATCAATAACAAGTGTTGGTCAACTTATAGTTAGTCTTAATGGTGTTATACAAAAACCAAATGCTGGATCATATAGTGCAAGTAATGAAGGATTCCATCTAGAAGGGTCTAACGGAATTAAATTCTGTACAGCTCCTCCAAGCGGATCTAGTTTATTTGTAACACTGATTGGTGCAGCTACATCTATAGGTACACCTAATGACAATACAGTTTCAGAAGCAAAATTAACATCTGATGCTGTAAGTGAAGCTAAATTAAAGGTAAGTAATAGTCCAGTTAATGGTTACTTCTTACAAGCTCAGTCTGGTAATACTGGTGGTCTAACATGGGCTCAAGTTCCTCCCGGTGTGGGTGGCAGTGCTGGTGTTGACTTTAACGACAACGTAAAAGCTAGGTTTGGTACAGGTAATGATCTTTCCATATTTCATAACGCTACAAACAGCATTATTGAAAATACTGAAGGGACTTTAGAAGTTCATTCAAAAGCAAGTGAAACTTCTGCAAAATTTGTTCCTGATGGTCAGGTAGAGTTATATCATGATGGGACAAAGAAATTTGAAACTGCAAGCGGTGGTGTTACCGTATCAGGTACAGTAGCTGCAACATCCTACACAGGTGATGGCAGCAGTCTTACAGGTATCGCATCAACAGTAGCTGACGGATGTATTTATGAAAACTCACAGACTATATCTACCAACTACACAATATCAACAAACAAGAACGCTCTTAGTGCTGGGCCGATCACTATAGCAAACGGCGTTACATTAACAGTACCTTCGGGTAGTACATATACAATAGTTTAATTATGGCAATTTCAATAAATGGAAACGGTACTATCACAGGTATTTCTGTTGGTGGTTTACCGAACGGAATAGTAGATCGTGATACTTTAGCAACAGCTGCAAAGGGTAGTATACTTCAAGTTAAACAAACAGTTAAAACAGATTATTTTGAAACATCCACTACTAACTCAGGTGTAGATGTTACTGGCACTGAGGTTCAGATAACCCCATCTTCTGCTTCAAATAAAATACTTGTATCATGTTCTGGATATTACGGAAATAGTAATAGTGATTCTTTTGCTCATTTATATTTAGTAAGGCAAATTGATAGTGGATCAAACGATACAGGCATTGCTGTTGGAGATACTCGTGGTACTTCAACTAGAGCAACTATGGGTGCAGCTTTAAGAAATGGTGGTGGTTCAAGTGATAATATTTCTAGACATTTTGGCTGCCAATTCCTTGACAGTCCTAATACAACTGGTGTCTGTAAATACAGATTAAGAATTTTTGTAACACAAGGTACACCAGCTTGTATTGGAGGTTCTCAAACAGCTGGAAATGATCCCAATAGAGGGTCTTATCCAACTTTTGTAACAGCAATGGAGATAGCAGCATGAGTTCTATAAAATTAAAACATTCGGGTGGTAATGCAGTATCTCTGCATCCACCAGCCTCTGCACCGTCAGCAAGTGATGTGCAGTTTAAACTACCTACAGCAGATGGTACTGCCGGACAGGTGTTACAGACAGATGGTTCTGGTAACTTAAGTTGGGTTTCATTACCTACTGCTGGAATACAGATGGTTGATATATGGGATTTAAACCATGTTGCTCAAGGAAACGCCGGAGTCGAAATCGAACTAGGTAAGACATCAACTTATAATGGTGGTATCGGTGTGTGGACTAGAGCTAATGATTATAACGGAACAATAGGTTCTGCTATGTCAGTAAGTAACGAAGTTTTTACATTTCCATCTACAGGAATCTATCAAATAGATTTTCAATTACAGACATGGAACCAGTCAAACGTACAAAATAATTATATATTTGCAAGAATAGTTGCTACTACAAATGGTGGTACAAACTGGTATCAAAGATCTACTGACACTTCTAATGCAATAGCAAATGGTAGCACTGTATATAGTCATAATAGAGCTACTTATATTTTTGATGTGACTGATACCTCAACACATAAGGTTAAATTTGTAAAACAATCTGCTCAAATTGCAACCGTAAATGGTGATGCAAGTGCTGATAGTCACCTTTATACGTACGTAATATTTAAAAGATTAGGAGATACATAATGAGCAGAATATTAGTCGATCAAATACGATCAAACAGTGCGTCAAGTGATGCACTTACATTAGATGGATCTGGTAATCTTACTATTCCCGGTAATCTTACTTGTAGTGGTAATGCTTCTCTTAGTGGTACACCTACAGGTTTTGGTGGTGGTAAGCTTCTTCAAGTAGTTCATTATGGAACAACAACTCAATTTAGTACAAGTAGTGGTTCATTTGTTGATGTTACAAATTTTAGTGCGGATATTGTTCCACAAACTAATAGTAAAGTTTTAATACATGTCAATTTAATGTCTATACTAACCTCTGCAACGAATGGTGGTGAGGGTTATGGTATTAAAATTTTAAGAGGTAGCACTGCGGTATTAACCTCTGGTGGTATGTATGATATTTACGATAATGCACAAAATACAACAGGTGCACACAGTAGAAACAGAAGTCTTTGGGCAGCACTGGACAGTTCACCGGGTGGAGATGGTTCTACGACTTTGACTTATAAAATTCAAATTGGGTCACACAATGCTCAATCAGTACAAATTTCAGAAGGCAATATGCAATCTTCCATGACATTATTTGAAATAGGAGCATAATGAAATACGACAAACATAAAGCGGTAAAATCTTTAAAACCAACTAGCGAATGGAGTTGGGGAGGTTTTGATTATGCAGATTTAAACTGGATAAGTTCCGATACAAAACCAACTGAATCAGAAATAGATGCTGAAGTTGTAAGATTACAAGCTGACTATGATAGTAAAGAATATCAACGTAAAAGAGCGGCAGAATATCCATTGGTGGTCGAACAACTGGATTTAATTTACCATTCTGGCATCGACGCTTGGAAAGCCAAGATAAAGGAAACAAAAGACAAATATCCTAAACCATAATGGCATTAACAAAAATAGGGACAAGCGGTATCAAAGATGATGCCGTTACAACCGATAAATTAGCTAACGCTATAAATACAGAAAGAGCGGCTAATACAGCAAAAGACTTGACAGCTTTGAGTGCTAGTAATCTAACATCAGGTACAGTTCCAGATGCTAGATTCCCTGCTACATTACCAGCAGCAAGTGCAGCTAATTTAACATCAGTACCGGCTGCTAATATAACTGGTACATTACCGGCTATCAGTGCGACTAACTTAACAAACATACCAGCTGCAAACATTACAGGTACACTTCCAGCTATTAGTGGAGCAAACTTAACTGATTTGCCTGCTAGTGGTAAAGCAACCAATCTTGTAATCAACGGAGCGATGAACGTAGCCCAACGTGATACAGGCTCGGGTTTTACTGGTGTTGACCAACAAGAATATACTATAGACCGATTTATAACGTTACATTCTTATGGCACTTCAACGATAAACGTTATTAACTCTTCGCAATCTCCTGATGGCTTTTCTAAAAGTTATAAAGTAGATGTAACTGCTGCTGATACAAGTATTGGTTCTGGTCAATTTATGTTTATTAGACATAAAATAGAGGCACAGGATTTACAACACTTAGCTTACGGAACAAGTAGTGCTAAATCTATAACACTTAGTTTTTATGTAAGATCTAATGTTACTGGTACTTATGCTATATGTCTACAACAGAAAGATAATGGTTCTAAACAAGTTAACGGCACTTACACAATTAATAGTGCAGATACTTGGGAAAGGAAGACATTTACTTTTGCAGGCGATCAAGGAGGAGTTATAAATAACGATACTGGTCACGGTCTGGATATTCTTTGGACTTTAGTTGCTGGTAGTGATCGTACTTCTGGATCAGCAAGACCAACTTGGACTGCTCATGCTAATGCAGACGAGTCTTATGGTCATACAGCTAATGTACTAAGTTCAACTTCAAATGACTGGTATCTTACAGGAGTTCAATTAGAAGTAGGAGACACAGCCTCTGATTTTGCTCACGAAACCTATCCCGAAACTTTACGCAAGTGTCAAAGATATTATTGGAAAATAGCTCTTAATACATTTAGACGAGTAAATGGTTATAAGAGACATGATGGTAATTCTTTTTGGGAACTACAATGTCCAGTACCTATGAGAACGGGTCCATCACCTACGCTTCTTACTAGCGGAACATTTACGAACTTTACTAGCAACTTTAGCACTACTCAGAGTGGTCCTCATGTTAATGAATGGAACCAAGATACAGGCTGGGGTTTATTATATGTTTCCTCGAACTGGAGTTCAACTAGTGTATCAATACCTTCTTGGGAAGGTTATTCAATAGAATTTTCTGCGGAATTATGAGTTACAGAGCTAAAACTTACCAAATTAAAACTGTTGATGGTAAACAGTTTGTTATTAGATTAAATACTAACGATACTCAAACAGGGTGTACAGAAGGAACTGTTGATTATGAAGAGTATCTTGAGTGGGCAAAGACTAATACAGCTGAACCATTTACATTTTAATGGAAATACCCACCATAAAAATACCACCAGTAGATAATATAGAAACAGTAGAAATACCGTTACCTACAGCTGATGTTCCAAGTTATGTACCTTTAGTTGTACCTCCTAGCGACTTAAAAGAACCAGAGGGTACAAAACCTGTACAAACTGCGGAACCTCCAGCACCTGTTTTACAGTTACCGGGGCTACCACCTGTTCCTATACCACCAGCTGAAGTATTAGGTCCTACAGTCATTACAGCTGTTACAGCCGTAGCAGCTACAACTGTAGCTACACCTATTATACAAGATATTAAAGAAAGGATAACAAAATTCTTAAATAATAAAATAAAGAAATGGAAAGAAAACCGGAAGAAAAAAAGGGACTCTTTACAAAGCTCAAAGAAAACATAGATGACCATGAAGAGCAGATGCAGATACTAGGTGCGATGGTGCGTCTAGGCGTTGTTATCTGGTCAGGATTTATTATTACATTAAACTATGTTGAATTACCTATGGTCAAGAAGTCAAATACTTCAGCCGATATCACGTTTGTTGCTTCTGTGTTTACTGGAGCACTTGCTACGTTTGGCTTGACTACAGGTAACGGTAAAAAAGAAAAAGAAAAACCAAAGACATGAAGAAACTAATTCTTCTCTTAGCATTGTTATCACCCGCAGTTGCA